CTTTTACACAAGCGAGGATGGCAACGAATGGATGTCTGCATTTTGGTAATAGTGGCAGCTATTGCAATGACTATACTCCTGACCCTATTAACGGACAGCACACTTATACCTTATACCCTTTCTGGACAGACCTTATAAGAGATAATAATTCTCGCATGAAGTCATGGGGCGATAACAGCAAGATGATATTCGGTTGGTACGACATGAGGGAGTACAACAGAAGCAATACAGACAATAGCTTTGAAGTCATACTTTGGAACAACAATTCCTTTGACATACGCTATGGCGCATTGGAGATTATCAACCATGATGTGCTTATAGGAGAAGTTGGGCCTAATAAAACAAACTCATACACTTACTATCACCATGATGAATGTTCTACTGGCACAACCAACTCGTCTACTTGCGTAAACACTAACTGGAATAACACAGCAATAAATACAACACTAGAAAATGGTGGCTCTTTATATGGTTCAGGAAGTGGTAATGGTCCTGACTGTAGTAATCCACTAAATGATTCTAGCTGTTCAGGTTATGCAGATGCTTTATTAACACAGCAATGCAACATCACTGATCTTTATAGTGAGTCATGCCCTAATTATTGGCAGGCATTTGACCAACAGGAATGTGATAACGACCCACAGTATGCACCTTTCTGTGCAGGCTACAGGCAAGAGGATTCAGTAGCTTTCTTTGATGATGAGCAGGTTGATTATGGTTTTATAGATGAACAAGAACAATTTGCCACAGGAATATTTACAGACGATCATCACGATAACCAAGGCTTTGAAGAACAGTTTACTATTATAGAAACATTTGAAGATGATATGTTTCCGCCGTTTGAAGAATTTAACGGTGATAACTTTGAAGAGTTTTTTGGCAGCCCAGAGCCTGAAGAATTAATTATATTCTTTGATCCTGAGCCTTTGCCTTTTATAGATGACTTTGGCCCACGCCATGATGAGCCTTTTCACCAAGACGATATATTAATAGAAGAGTTTATCTTTCAAGAAACTTTTTTAGTTGAAGACTTTAGAGAGCCAAGCACATTTGTTGAATTTGAAACTATTGAAGAACTAGAAGAAAGGCTTGAAGAAGAAACAAATGAGCGTTTTGAAGAACGGCATGAAGAGGAATTTGTAGAGCTTGATGATCCTGAAGAAGAGTTTATAGAAGAAATATTTGAAGAGGAAGCTGTTGAAGAAGTCTTTGAAGCTATAGAAGAACGAATAGCTGAAGCTGAAATAGAAGAAGAAAGATTGGAAAGAGAAGAAGTAGTTGAAGAATTTGAAGAAGTTTTTGAAGAAGAGTTTCAAACCGCAGAAAGAGAAGAAGCTACAGGTAAGAGTTCTATTAGTAGAGACATAGCATTAAGAGTGGTTGCATCTACCATAACAACTGCAAATCAAAGTGTTAGCGGTACTAACTCTGGTAATTCTGTACACGCTACAGGCAACTCTATAGCTGCTGGTAATGCTGTAAGCTCATCATCTAATACTGGTATTAGTACTAGTAGCTCTCCTAGTATGTCAGATCAGTTTGCATCATCTACTGCCCAAACTAACCAAGTGCTTGATATGAGTAGCATGTCTGTATCTGGATCTTCTTTTAGCTCTACATCTGTAGAAACCGAAACAGTTTCAACAGACACAGTTGTTTCAGTTGGGACAGTAGAAACCACTCAAGATCAAATGGACACATCTATTGCATCTGTTAGTGCTGATACAGACAGCGAAACAACTGTAGAAAATATAATTGCTCAAAATCTACAGACAGCTCAAGAACAAGTTGCAGCTGAGCAAGCAGAAACTGGAGAGTATGGTTCAGAAAACGCTATTATTGCTGTTATGGGGTTTTTACCAGGATTCAACGCTTATAGAGCAGTAGACATGCCGCAAAAAGAATTGTGGTATGAGCCAAAAAGCATTTATACTAATAATACACTATCGGATAATAATGCTGCATTTTATGGTTTAGCAGGACAAAGTATAAAAACTTTAACTGATTTAAAGAAATTGCAGCCAACACTATAGGAGATTTTATGGATTGGTTACAAAATAAAACAACACAAATTATTGCCCTTGTTGGCATAGTAGGAACACTAGCTGGCTTTGGCTACACGGGTGCTGAGTATGTAAACAGGCTAGAGAACTTAGAAGCTAAAATTGGTGGCATAAGCGAAGCAGAAGACAATGTGCAAATCATTGAAGAAAGGTTTGCTGGCATTGAGACATCTGTTCAATTCTTGGAAAAAGAGATAGACAATATTGAAGTTCCTGATGTTACAGAGATTAAAACAGATATAGCTACTATAAAAGCTGACCTAATAAGTTTAAATAAACGCATAGAGGAAATAAAAGATGACAATAAAAATCCTCTTGGTGGCTGATACTGTTTAAATGGATTTAATATTAATATTTTTTTCTATTTGGCTTTTGTTAGGTTTTTTTACACCGAACCCAGATCCTTCTACTTTTATTAGAGATGAAAAGAAACTACAAAAAAGAATATAAGAATTATCAAGGTAAACCTGAGCAAAAAAAACGTCGTGCCATGCGAAATAAAGTGCGGCGTATAATGGAACGAGCAGGGAAAGTTAAGAAGGGAGATGGAAAAGACGTACATCATAAAGACGGAAACCCACTAAATTCTAATAAATCTAACTTAAGAGTAGTTAGAAAGTCAAAAAACCGTTCTTTCCCCCGAAATCGTAAATCTGGGAAAAAATGACCTCACACAATTAACGCTGTTGCGTTTTGTTAAAGCGGTCAAAGGTATTAATCCAAAACTACGAAAAATTGCTTGGGGGGCTTGTCCGTGCGTCCTCTAGGGTTTCTTCCTTTTCAAGCGTTTTAACTAATCTATTTAGGTACCATTGTGCTTTTAAGACATCTTGAAGACCTTTTTTGCTTTCATAACGCCACATATACTTTTGGATGTTGCCTTTTAGGTATCCTTTAAAGGCCTCCGCCGTCATGCTTTCTTCTATTGCGTCTATGCATTCTATATTTCCGCTATTGTAATGCGGGGGTGAGTTTACGTAATCAGTCATTTTTATCTCCTATAGTTATGCTGGTTATAAATTCTATAAAAGAATCAAAGGTTATGCTTTGCTTATTAAATTCTTTTAGGGTTATATATTCTAGATTAAAATCTTGCGTTAGGTAAACCTGGTTTTTTATAGCCAGGCAGGCATAACATTTAATGTTATTAAAAAGTTGAAGGTTTAACCAAATACGTTGTTGTGGGGATAAATTAAACTTTAGTTTAGAAGTCTCTTTTGTTGGTATTTTTTCTGTGTATTTGTACTCGATAAAACAATGGTCATTGCGACCTGAGTAAAAAGTGTCTGGAACTCCCCCGTGGTAGGGGTCGTTAATCTTCCATCGATAGATGGTTTTAGGTAAGTGCTTGTGCACTTTATTTATGAACTCCTTTTCACGCACATAAGGAGTGTAACATGTTTTAATAGGCTCGTGCCTGCGACACTATATGTCGCAGGTCGAACGCACGTAACACTTAGCTGGTTCCGAATGAAGCTGTATAGAAAGATTTTACACTTTCATAAATTTCATCTTTTAACCAGTCAACACCTTGAATATCGATGTTAACCCATGAGCCTTTAGCATTACTTTGTGGGACAGAAGACATCTTCCACAAGTATGCGAATCTATCGCCGCCTTGTTTCATTATCTTAGTATTCCATTCTCTAGATACTTTGAGCTTTGATGAAGCGCAATCAAATAGAAACGGAATATCTGAGATTTCAGATGTTTTATCATCCAAACGCAATAACGTATGGATTTGGGTCTGAGTGATGTCATGCTTTTCAGCTTCTAAAGAATTATTCTCTAGATGTTGTTCAGCTTCTGTTCTAGTTGGGAAGTTCCCTACTAGACCACCACCTTCGTCCCGTCTTCTCCACACAACAAATTCTTCTCTGAAGTGTGTATTAACTACATACATAGACGAACCATAATTTTCACCAGTCACAGTGTTTATAAAGTCGCCTTCTTTGGCTCCATCTACATACTCACTGTGGTTTGGATCTACTTCATGATTCATTTTTTGAAGTAGCTTTACCCTTGGTACTGATATATGTTCAGATTGAACATTCTCATTACCTAGTTTTGATCCCTGTTTAACATGAGCTGGGACTTTGCTCGTTACTACACTAATATCGTTTGACATTGTTATTCCTCCTTCGTCATTCGTTACTCGTTATTATTATGTTGACCTAAAGTTAATTTTGGTCAACTCCGTACTTTCAACCCCAGGGATGTTATCCCCAAGACTGATAGCCTCCCTATAGGCGGTGGCTGACATACGTTTTTGTAGTAGTTCAAACCTGCCGGTTTTTGCTACGTACTGTTGTAACGTATCCCAGTCATCGACTGTAGGTACAACCTCCTTTTTAAGGGAGAGTGTTCGTCCGCCATTAGATATTTTCTCAAGACCTTCGTCTTGCATTCTAATGGCTATCTGCGCTTCTAGCTCACGCTTTTCCGCATTGTATTCTTTTTCTTGTGCTTTTAGCTCTGTAATGCCATCTCGCACGCGACCGTATTCGGCCAATAAGTCATTTAGTTTCTTTGCCATGTCCTACCTCCTGTAGAATGTGTAATAGATTTTCCATTCGCCCTAGCTTAGTATTAAGCTTTTTATACACCTCAGGCTCCCAAGTGTTTCGCGCTTGTATAAGTATAGTTTCGGTCTTTTGAGTCTGACCAGATCTATATATACGTTGGTTGAATTGTTGAAAATGTTCAGCATTGTATGTAGGCGAACACCATATAACTGTGTTAGCTCTAGTAAGTGTTAAACCATGACTTGCTGATTGTGGGTGACACAATAGCATTTTAACTTGCCCAGCTTGGAATCGTGCAACTATGTCTTTTCTCTTTTCAGCTTTGACCGTACCATCAATGACTTCATAAGTTATGCCTTGTTTTTCTGCTAGTTCAATTAAAGCATTACGTTCGTGGCGCCAGTTGAATGCTACCAGACAGTGCGCACGTTGTTCTACAAGAGTCATAACTATGTCATAACGTTCTTGATGAACGAACTGCACTAACTTATCTTCGTCATATACTGCACCTGTAACTAGCTGCAAAAGCTTCTTGACACGAGCTCCTGCATGAACAGCGTTAACAGTCCCTGTCTTAGTGTATAAAACAGAGTCTTTAGCAAGGAGATTATATTTTTGCTGTATCTGTTTAGACAAGTTAGTGTTTATCGTACGTGTAATGTTGTCTGGTAGATCCATACATTCGGACAACGCATAACGTATAGTTATATCACGCAATCTAATAGCAACTGCGTCTTCAGCATCGGGTTTGTCTATCCATTCATTAGCAAAGCCATTGAACTTAGGTGTACATACTTGAGACCTGAATTGAAAAAACCTAGCTCCTAGTCTTTCGCCATCGTCAACTAAAAATGTTGGATGCCAAAGATCTAAAATTGTATTACTGTTAGGAGTACCAGACATAATAATCCTATTAGTAAAATGGTGAATAATATCTTTAATGTTTTTACTTCGTTTAGCTGTACGATTTTTAAAAGCAGTAAACTCATCAATAACAATAGTATCGAATTGTTTACAGAATCGTGTGTTCTTGCGTAAAAAATTAACAGCTTCGAAATTAGTAATGATCATATCTAAATCGTTTTGTTTAAATATTTTTTCTCGGTTTTTAGCGTAAGCAACTCCGTATTTTATGTTGGGTTGAAATTTGTTAATGTCTTCCCCCCATGCCGCTTCTAGTATAGAAAGGGGCGCTATTACTAATGTACGTCCGCCAAGGGCCGCATGCGCATCAAGCACGGCGCGTGTTTTACCAGTGCCTGGGTCTGAGGTAATCATACATTTTGGATTTGCTACTATGAAATTAGTAGTCTTTTTTTGGTGGTCGTAAGCCACGGGTATATCGTTCATCGTTACTCCTTAATCGTTGATTGTTAATCGTTCTTTGTTAATCGTTAATACTATAGTATCACGTTTCCGACCATTCGCAAACTGGGTATGTACCCTTGCCATACGAACACCATTTACAATTGTATGTAGATGGGTTTGGTGGAAATTTAGTTGCAGTAGTCATAGCTATTGCTCTATCGTGTAACTTGGGCATGAAGACCATTGCTTCATCCCGAGTATACACCTGTTCTAACATAGTGCCGTGATCAAGATACCATATCTCGGTCTTAGCAATCTGTAAGTCTGGGTATCTAAAAAAGCTACCTATTGCGTAGACAAGAGCTTGTTGGCTGTGAGGTATCTCATTACCAAAAGCTTTGCCTGTTTTGTAATCTATTACACGAGCTGACGTTTCTGAGTCATGTACAAATGCATCGAGTTTGATACGTCCCCATACATCTGGAGCCATCCAACCACAAGCTTGCCAATCTCGTGTAAATCCCCAATCGCCTTCAAGTTCTACTTTAGCATCAACAAACATTTCTCTAAGAACTTTAAATTGATATGTAAACTTTTTAAGAGTGTCGGGAAATTCGCCTAGCTTACCGCATACATAATCTTCTGCTTGTTTGTGTATTTCCGTACCTCGTGCCGCTGCGGGCCCGAAGTCTTCTTGCACTTTCTTTACTTTAGCTATGTAAGAGCGATAAGCACATGATTCGAAAGTTTTTAGGGTAGAGTATGACCAAGCTGGTATATAGCCTAACTCTATGTCCTCCGTGACCTCAACTGCTGAGATTAGGTCTGGACGCTTGGATTGTGTTAGATTCTTCATCTAGTAGTCCTAAGTCCCTTTCATCGAAATGTTGTTCGATTAACTCCTTTCGTACATTATTATCTATTTTCCATACCAACACAACTCCGCGAGGTATGCCAGCTGTGCGGTCCGTACTTATACGTTTACGTGCAGTTTTAATACTTAACCTGGACATACGTTTAGCAAACTCACGTTGTGAAATAGTATTTCGAGTGTCAGTTAACGCATCATGTACAACTTTAAAATGCGCTAATGGTATGACTTGTTCGTTTGATGATTGTGCTAACCAATCTTTTACGTATCTTTGTGCCGTGCTAATGCCGCCTGCTTCAAAAGTGTTTGTAAGCGGAATATCTAATATGTCAGTAAAATATTCTAAGTTGCGTATACGTATTGCGTTTGCAAATTCTTCTAATACAGACATGGATATTTCTTTCATCTCTTTCTTAGCATCGTTTTCTAACGCAGTGTGGGCCATTCGTGCGTTTACCTGAAACTTATTCAGGATACCTGACACGATATAAAGTTCTTTATCTAATAAATGTAAGTTATCTATTAGGTCTTTATGCGTAGCTTCTAGTTTAACTTCTTGACGAGGAGCTACATTGTAACGCCTGTCTGAGTCTTCTATCTTTACTGCATCTGCCCTGTTAGTCAGAAATATAAAGTTCGTGTAAGACGGCAGCTCAATTTGGTTGGTACGCATAGCTCTAATTGTTAGAGTGGGTTCTGTAATCTGATGTTTTAGCTTGTCGGCCATACGGCCTACTGAGCCTGAATCAGCCATACGAAACTCATCAACTACAAGAAACATTGCTGTGCGCATGTAAAGGTTGAATTGTTCTTCTATATTTTCTAAAGCTCGCATTGGTGTTTGTTGTTCACCAAACAAAGGTTTAAGAATCTTGTGTACAAACAAACCCTTGCCAGTCCCAGGTACGCCCGTGAATATCCAAGCGGTCATTGCTTTACGTTTGTTCTGGTATATGTACGCAAGCCAATTAATGAAATGTTCAAACTCAGGCTTACCGTCGCCAAGTATGTGCATTACCAATTTGTAAAAATTAGGTGCAACATTCTGGATCTCAATGGCATCACCGTACGTAAGTTCTTTTACGTTCTCTTCTGGTTGCAGCATGTAAGATGTACGGCGAAATAAATTTACGCTGTAAGGAACAGTGTCTAAGTTAATACCTTCTTCGCTACTTGGATCAAATACGACCCTAGCATCAGGAACGTAATCCAAGGAAGCGCGACTATGAGACTTAAGAAAATCATTAAGACTGTTTTTATTGGTTGGCGTGAGGGGGTAGTCCTCACTAAACTGTTGTTTGGTTTCATCATATACTCCGTTATAAAATGTGTCTGTGTAAAAATCACGTAAGACAACTGGTTTCTTTTTAGTGTCTGCATCTATTTTATCTGCAAATATTTCAAATATATTGCGGTAAAAATCTGCATCTGCTTTTTCTATTTCCCAAATAGGCTCTCCTTTAAAGTTGTACATATAATGTGGACTTGTTAGTAAGAAGTAATAACCTCCACTGTCGCCTCCGTTTACGTTGCAGTTAACGTAAGGCTCCGCTACACGCGTAACTTCTATAATCATTTTGTCTGGGTTTTGTAACACTTCGTGCGACTCTCCAGCAACGTTGACCGTGGATAACTTACCTGTTCTTTTAGGAAGGTTGTTTTTCTTCCTAAGATTGTCTTTAATTTGCAAACCTAAAGCATGAACTTTTTCAGGGTTCACCCCAACTAAAGACGAGGAGATTTTAAGAACAGCTGAACCACGGTCAACTTTGATGAATCTACCATTTGGATAAGGATCTTCAACACCAACGAATTTAGGTGGTGCTATATAAATTAACTTACTGTTGTCTGCCACTGATGGATCTAACACGCACGACAGACTTTGGCCGTTGGCCGACAGAGTAATTTGTTCTGCAAGGAACTCACTTTCGTAATTTAAGTTGCGTAAAAAATCTTTAAGGGTTTTAGGATGTACGGGCATATCCATAAGAAAGAATAAATGTAGTGAAATTGTATTTTTCTTTACACCCAAAGAAGCGCTGGCCTGCACTATGTACGAACAGTTGTGAAATATATCAGGTAATTGAAGCACGATACGATCGGCCATAGCTTGTAAGTCATCTCCGGGAGTTGCACGTAGACCATCAATGTCTAACACGAGCAATTCTGTTGTAGCTGTTCGGTCGGTCATAAACGCCCTGGGCTCATCAATGAGCGGACGTTTTAATGAACCTTTTAACATACACGCACCGGCCTCTGCTGCAGCGCCAAGTGCACGAAACAATTTGCTAAGACCTTTTTTATCAAGAGAGATGTCTTCTTCTGATGATGTAAAGTTTTTAACAAGGGGGTATGGCTTAGTGCCATTTTTAGTTATTTCTTTTGCTAAAGATTTTTTAGCTTGTAAAAATATAATTTTCATTTTTTCTCCTTCACTTTGTAAATCTCTTCTCTATCAATGCGGACAGTTGAATCCGCTTCGAACGCTAGTTTGCATGCGCGTTGAGAAATGTTGGTAACCGTAATCGTGCACATTTCGCCACCAGGCGTGTACACTTTTACACGATCACCAACTTTTCTTGTTAAGACAAGATTTGATTTTCTATTTGTCATAAACCTGGCTTACGCCTCCTTCTGCATCAAGCGGTAATTCTTCGCACCAGCTTGGTGGAGTTTTCATAATGTTTAGTATCTTTTCCATTGTAGCATCTGAATTAAGTTCAGAACCCAACGCAATAATTTCATCATGTACCTGTAACACTACATCAACTTCTGGAAGTGCGTGTACCTCTAACATCTGGTCAGTAATAACAATACGCGCAAGTGCTTGTATCACGTTTTCTGCCAGCCGGGGGCCGTATGTACGTACGATACCTTTTTGGGTAGTGTAAATAAATTCACCGCCTACATACCTTAAGTCAGGATAAGATAACGACATGCCGTTTGGTAGTTCAAGGCGTTGCGGTCCAACCTTTAGCGGCCCATACTGTGTACCGTAATCTCTAGGTGATATCATGCTAAACAATAGATCTTTCATGCGCGACCATAAGATAGGTATATTAGAATAAGTTCCACGGTATTGTTGAACGATCTGAGCTGCGGTACTGTCCGACACGTCAACTGACGGCGAACCTGTTTTAAGAGTATCTTGGAACTTTACGTGTCCCATACCATACCCGAGTCCCAGCACTGCAGTTTTGCCGACATATCTTTCTAACTTATTTTCTTTGGTAATAGTCCTACCATATACCTGACCTGCAAATTCGCAATACACGTCATGGCCTTCTATGAACGCATCTAGTAAATCTTGTTCTTTAGCCAGCCACGCGAGCATGCGTGCTTCGATGTTAGACAGATCAGCAATGTACATACGTTGACCTTCTGGGGCTTTGATTGCCGTACGTAACTTAGATCCGCGGGGTAAGTTCTGTAAGTTAATTTTATCTGAGCCACCGAACCTGCCTGTATGTGCGGCATAGTATCGGAGCGGTACGCCAAAGCTGCCGTCAGGGTTGCACGAATCAATAAACCTTTGTGCTCTGGTTTCATCTATACGTGATTTAACAACTTCTCTGGCATCCCATATGTGTTTATGCTCTGGGTACATATTGCACATTTGCAAATAAGCTGGGTCATTTTTACCAAATGCTGGTATCTTTTTGCCTGTTGTTGGACTTTTCTTCGTGGGTATTGTAATGCCCAGGCTCTCCAGGTGTGCACGAAACTTTTGTTGTGACGCAAGAATTTCGCGTGTTACACCTGATGAGCTGACAGCATCTTCTGCACGTTTTGCCATATCTTCTTTATATTGCAACAGCATTGGCTGATCCAACAGAAGTTTTGGCTCTACGAACATCCGTGTAGTTAGATCGATCAAGTCTAATTCAGACTCTGGAAATCCAACCACATAGGACTGAAAAAGAGCGTACGTTAAGTCAACATCCTGAATACAGTACGAACCTATTTGTTCGTCAAGCTCTGGGTTAAGGTCGCGTATGCCTTTGGCACTTGCAAGCTCCTCTCCCTTTCGCATAGTATTATCAGACGGAAACTCGCGCGTAACGCAATCTTTCAGCCTTGCGGACACATTAGGGTACAAACCTCTGCTCATTGCAGCTGTATCATAATAATACAGTGGGTTGTATCCGTAGTGCCTCGTAAGAATGAAGGCATCAAACAGAGTGTTGTGGCAAACCAAAGCGGTATTACCCCAATCAATTGCAGCTAAGATATCGTCTACCTCGTCTGCGCTATACCATTCGGTATCTCCATCGTCCACTTTCAGTCCTACTCCCCAAACTTTAAAATCTTTGTGATTTATATATTGTGCTGTAGACATTTTAGTCAATGTAAAATGAGTGTCATAGAATGTTTCAAAATCTAAATATAATTTAACTAGGTTTGTATTCATTTTTAGCCCTCTGTATGGTGTTATCTATTATTAAATCTGCGTGTTTTGAATCATCAGCAACACCATATGCAAGCCCAACAAAATAATCTAAGCCGACATGCAATACATGGGGCACGCTTAGATGTTCAGCTGCTTTTGAAACTGCCGCATCAAGATCTTCAAACAACTTATCGTGGGCTGCCTCTTCGTCTATTAGCCTACTCATAGTTTGTTTTTCTGATTCGATGGGTTGACCATCTTTGTTTACTATTTTACTCATAGTTCCTCCTTGAACTTTTTAATTTCAGTTTCTAAATAATCTATTGCATCCCAAAGTGTATCAATAGAGTCTTTCATTTCTTGTGAACAATCCCCTATCTCATTGTCTAAATGAGACATCATTGATCGTACATGTTTAATTCCAGTAGTTATTTCTTTCATAGTTCCTCCTTGAACTTATTCATTTTTGTACACCACTGTTCGTACTCTGAACGCTTTGCACGTTCCCAACCTATTTGCTTACTGGTGTACATATTGTAAGCAACAGATAATTTGACATACTTCCATTGTATATAAGGTAAGTCGTCTGGATTGTTGTATGTATATGGATGAATCGGATTACGTTTCACATAGACATGAGATGGGGGCATTTAATTACTCCTTAATTAAACTTGACAAAAACCAATATGGTCTTTATGACTGTATATAGATATTACCTAATAATGGGTAATAAAACAAACGGAGAATATTATGGCAACTTTTACAAGTGATCCTGTTTCAGGTAATCAGTCGTTCAAGCCATTTCCAAGTGGAAATATTGGCGTGAGATACGCTAAATTTAATGTAACTGCTGCACCAAATGCTGCTGATGTATACCAAATGGTAGACATCTTTGCTGGTGAAACTTTACATGACATCAAAATAAAATCTTCTGATTTAGACACAGGCACAGGTTTAGTACTTGACGTCGGTGACGCTACAGATCCAGATAGATTTATTGATGGTTCTACAATCGGCCAAGCCGGTGGTACAGACCATGAAGATGCAAATCTTGCTCCTATTACCTATAGTGCGGATGATACTATTGACATTACTTGTCAAGTAGCACCTGCAGGTGATGTTGCAACTGGCACATTAGAAATGTGGATTTACGTATCGTAAATTAAAAGGCGCATAGCCCAAGCCGGAACCCCGAATCTTGGGCTATACTAATGCCACTCCTTGGCATGTTAGGTTTGAAACCAATTAAGTCAGGTCTTCGCTCGAAGTTAATACACCACCTGTAAATAGTTCGTGTGCAATTATTGTGGTAATTGCTTTTACACTTCACATTACAAGACTTGTGTAAGACTTTTCCAACACAAAATATTAACCGCCCCACATGGCAGTATATATTTCTTTCTGGTTTCAAATTTTTAATGAATAGCAGGTGGTTGATACCCACCGTCTGATATGAATTGATCCCAATCACCATCGTAAGAATTAACATACATTACACATATTTTAACTCCATCCTCGGACTCAAAATATTTAGTCATAGCTGCTTCGATACCGTGGTCTGAAGCGTATTCGCCAACATTCCACATATAGTTTTTTATAACGCTCATATACTCTCTCCATTGCTGTTATGGCCATGCTGTTGTTGAAACACCATTTTTGCTTGTTCTTCACTATAAGGTAGTCTATTTTCAGCTTTAGCTTCATTATTAGACATGTCTCTCCACTTCCAATAGTTATTTTTGTAATCTTGACGATTGTCATAGATAAACTCAGGATGTGGTTGAATATTTAGTTGATTAGTCATTGTTACCCCCCAGTAAAGATGATTCTAACATTACCTCGTTAAACTCCTGTTTCATAGTAGGGGTCAACAAGTCTTCAGCTTGTACCTTGGCTTTTCGCTCTTTCTTAACAGCAGGTGCAGCCATAGTTTGCAGCTTACCAGCTGGTACTAGACTTCTGCCGCCAGGAAATTCATCAATGAATCTCTTAAGCGTAGTAATTGGTTCAATGAAGTCCTTGAACTTCTCAACCATGTCACTTGTTTTCTGTCTTGCCATAGGTATTTGTTCTAGCTTATCACACATTTCTGGATCAGATATAACAAGGCCAACCGCAACAGATGGAGCGTAGTCTTCAGAAGAATCATAAGAACTGTCGTCACCTTTAGTTAGAAAAGGAAAGTCGACAGGTTTTTCAAACGTGTGCATAAAGTACATATCGTTAGTTACATAACTTGCAGTGGCGTCGTTCATTTTCTCTTCCCAACGACTTTTGTACTGCGCACGCCAGTTTTTTATAGTATCAAAATTCTCAGAGAAACATCGATTTCTGTTACATACAAGGTGTAGTTTTTCTAACTTTTTAAGAGGATAAAATTCTCTTTCATCTTCACGGTAACCTTCATGAAGATTAGATATAGAACCAAAAACACTACTGTAATTTACAGTATGAATATCTTTGTATTTGTTTTCGTGGGCAAACAACTTGTGTGAAAAGTCATGCGCAGATTGGAGAAGAGTTTTAAAATCTTCGCCAGCTTGTTTTTGAGTAGCTTCTACAATGTTTATAATTGTTGATTCCACGTCAAAGTCCCTATCGAAAGCAGCTTGACACTGCTTTCTATAGTTTTCGGTTATTTGCTCTCTGAGCTCAATTGTCATTCTTACTGATGCCATAATAATCTCCTTGTTATTGCATGTGAATCACTTCGCCGTATGGGGCGCTGTGATCTTGAGTTGAAACCCACAACACTGGATAATGTGGCTGATCGCCAAAGTCTCCGCATTCTAGGTCAGTTAGATATACAAGGGCAGCTGTGTTTGGATGGTTTTCGTTTACATAGTCTATGACTGGTGTAAATTCTGTACCTCCTCTGCCCTGGTACGTTACTTTTAGCGGTAACGACTCGCGTGTGTATTCAGTTACATCATTGATTTCTGCATCGCATTGTATAAATTGCACACGTTCAGGTGCTAGCTCATGCAAGATGTATGATGTTTCTGTTGTGAACTGAGTTAGTTCTTCTTCGCTAATAGAGCCAGACGTATCAACTGCAATGACAATCTCTTCTAGACAAGGATTGTGCAAAGAAGGTAGATACATACCGCTAGCAATGAAACGCCTGTTAGGTCTTACCCAAGTAAAGTCAGACTTGTTATTGGAACGTAAAAAACGTGCCAACACATTCTTCCAATCGACTTTAGGATCGGTGATATCAGATACCACAGACTCTAAGTTAGCCGATAGTTTACCTTGGGCTTTTGCAGCTTCAGCAGCCTGATGTATTGCTACAGTCAGACCAGCCTCTACGGCACTCAGTTTGCCAGGAGTGCCGTCGTTGCCTGGGTGGTCCATAACTCCACCGCATTTACCAAAGTCTACAGATACATTGTCCCAGCCTTTTTCAGGTTCTGGTAACTGGCTGTAGATAGCTTCCGCAGTCATATTGTCATACTGCGAATCCACAAGGCCGCCCTTCGGTAATATAAAACCCTCTGCAATCAAGTAATTGTTGATCGCATAGTCACAAGCTACGTTCCACTTGGTCGCATGCCGTTCGTTCCTACGCGTAATATGTAAGAACACAACATGCAACACTTCGTGGGCCAAGAAACCAATACGTTCCATGTCTGTTAGCTTTTCAAACCATTTTGGGTTGTAGAACAGATGCACACCGTCAGTGGCACCTGTTTCGTCTTCCCATTCAACAACTTTGAGTCGTAAACACAAAGTGCCGAAAAATGGATTGTCAAGAATCAATCTAGACCTAGATTTGACAAATATTGGATTCATGAGTCATCTCCGTTTTTTACAAGACCATAAAAAGTTGGTCTGTCGCTGTCGACATCTTCAACGCAATAACTATTAATTATTGTTTCTAGTTCTTGTTTAATATTCATCAACATAAACGGCTTAAGATCCAATTCGTCTTCGGGATAAAAAGCAGTAGTACTTGATTTTCGAACGTTCAAAAGCTTGTCATAAACGTCGCATAAAAGTTCGAACTCTTCAGAGTCAAATTTAATACTCATGAGTCATCTCCAAGTAATGCGTCTTCAAGCAACACTTCACGTAGCTCAGCTAGTTCAGTATCAGCAATTTCTGCTTGCTCTTGTCGACGGCCAGTACGATCGTCTTTCTCGTGCATTTTTTGGATTTTTTCTTGCGGTACTAGATCTTTAATGTAAGGCGCAGCTTTCATCAATTGATTAAGAGAAGAAAAACGATTCAAAACTGTTCGTATGTTTTCGACATACTCACGTTTTTTGGTGTACAAGTTATCGTTAAACATTTCAATCTCAACGCACTGTAAGAACGTTGGATTGTCAGGCTTAACTTTGACACGCATAGAATCGCCGTAATGCACTAAGACTTTAGGTACACTAACGTCTGGCATTTGCAAAGTAAAAGACTTGTCGTTTTGATATTCGTCACCGTGGTTATCTTCAACTACGACACTAGAAGATATAACTAACTGAGTAACTGTGTTAGTTGGCATTTCATAGCCCCATGTATCTTTGAAGTGTTGTGTAGTTGCAGTTATCTTTTGTTGATAGCCTTGGTCGATAAATAACTGCATGCCGTCAGTAGGATATTCCTTTTGCGGATTAGCAGCGTTGTATTTTTTCTCAGAAGCACGTTTGATGTCGCGTTTGAGTTGGTCAGATAGTCTAACAGTTTTCATAAGTTCTCCTATAGTATAACGTTAGCGTTTTTAGTGATCCAATTACGTATGGCTACGTGTTGGCGTAAATCTTTGTTCCTGGCTAGACAACCTTTGACGAGAACAACTTGATACTCGACGATAAGTTTCGTTGCGAGTTTCATAATGTTGTCCATTGTGTCATCGGCCGCTCTGGCTGCAACAGCATTAGACAAAGCATACAACAACGCAGGGTTGTCATCGGCTTTGTATTTAGATGGATCTTTGATGATCGCATCTATGTCGGGTAGTTTGCTAGCAATTTCTTTGAAAGCTACAAACTCACCGGCTGCTCCATCGCCAACCAAAGAGGCAACACCGTAGAATAATCTAGTAGGGTCAGAGTTAGCTCGTTGGAGCTTTTTGCTGACCATTGACCATGCACGTGGTGTTGGAAAGGCGTATTCATCAGCTTTGAAACTAGACAAAAGTCCAGGTCTGTACTGAATAAACGAGATAACATCGGTATCGATATTATGTTGATGTGCCCATTGAACCCAGTCCTCTAGGATCGGTTCCAACTCGTAATGCGCTAGTCTGTTTCTAACTGGACTTGGCATTTGATACACAGCAGCTGAGTCAGTCAATCTATTACCAGCACAAACTAATGCCCAACCAGTTGGGAGCTCATAATCACCCAGCTTTCTGTTGAGCAATAGTTGTAAAAACGCATTCTGCGTTGCCGGTGGCGCTGTTGGTAACTCGTCAATAAACAAGATACCTCTGTCGCCGTCGCGTTCCGCAATCGGAAACACGTCAGGTACGGCCCAAGATGTGTATTTGGTAGCTTCTGGGTTAGCTTGCGCTAGATACGGAATACCTCTTACATCGACTGGGTCGAATAAATTTGCACGAAAATCAATGATATTCATGTTCATTTCGGCGGCCACTTGGGCTGGTATATCAGATTTACCGATACCTGGTCCGCCCCAAATCATGGCGGGGTAGCCAGCTATAACGGCGTCTGTTAGCTCAGCTTTAAGTGCTTGTGGGTTTATGGTTTGCATTTTAAGACCTCCAGTCTGGTTCTACAGTCTTCCATTTAGTTGTAACTGTAGGTATTTTAATTTGAACGGGTGTGGTCATCACAACGCGTTCGCTCTTTTCGATGGTTAGCTTTTCGTGCGGCATAGTTTTCTTCATGACAAAGAGAACCAAAGACGCAGTCAAACCGCCCACCATTGCTGCAGTCATACCACTGAAGGTGCCATAAAAACACACCATCAACGTGACTGTAATCAAGACGTCGACAAAAATATCGTGGCCGATAGTTTTACGACCGCCTGCTTTAAGCGCTAGTATTAGCAAACCCAGCGCCGACAGTATTCCTACTAGTAGCATTTCGATTCCTCCAGGCCAAATGGGCCATGTATGCGAACTGAATTAGTTCGATTAATATCCAGAGCGCTGTTGTTAGCGCACTGACGACTGTTGTTGTATTCATAATATCCTCCAAAGTAAATACAAGATTGAACCGATGCCGACACCGACACCGAATAGTAAAAGTGAGTATTGGATACTCGTTGCAATACCAAAAAGCACGAACAGAACGCCCGTGCCCATTAGTATAGATCTGAAATAATCTTTAACCATTGTCGTCTCCTTACCAAGATGATTCATACCAAACCTGATTGCCCTGTTCGAGCCATTGCAATGCGTCCTTGCAGAACTTAAGGTCTTGTTGTTTAAAGTCCTTCATAGATTCTTCTTGGAACTGCTGTCCCCAAAAGAACCCATCTGGGCAAAACGGCAAGCTGTCGTTCTCCACTTGATTTTGCAAGTTTAGAATGTCATCTTTATCTAAGATCAGCACATCACCACCATTGAACCCTTCAGGTCCCATAATAGTTTTCATATCTGTGCCGTTCTTCTCATGCCACAACTCCGTCATAAACTGTTGAAGTCTTGCATGCTTACGCCAGTAATATGGAGCTTCCATTCTGTCGCCGATATTGTCTTTAATATCAACAACATTGTCTGCTTGCTCCGGTTTAGGGTGTAAATACCCTGCATATACATCTAATCCCATAATTGCCTCCTTGTTGTAAATGGGTTTATTAATAGTGGACAGCTTGTCATCTGTCCGTGGTCGTTCCGGTGACACCGCCACGCACTTTGATACGACTGCGTGATGTCGTTTGTCGGAAGTGTTACACATCCAACACAAAACTATATGGAAGCACCAGCTTGTCTGGTGCCCTGTTTTTGGTTCCACGTGGTTCCACATGGTTCCAGTAGTCGTGGAACACAAAAGAGGCTGTAAGAATAAGGCTTGTAGAGTATGGTTCCATGGTTCCATGTAAAAATAACATTCATTCATAGTTCTTTATCCTTGGTCGATGGTCGACTGTAAGTAAACGCATTCTGATTTTCGCGGAACCGTGGAACCGCAGGCAAGTAGCCCCCGCCGGTTCGTTGCAACGGCAGGCATTTCGCTGGTTCCATGAAACGGTTCCACATCGGGGGAGGTCCGTGGAACACGTGGAACCAGATTCAAGATTGGCATATGCATGCAGGCACACTCGTATGCACTCGTGATGATAGTAGTAGTTGGCAGGCATGATAGTAAGTAGCTCCTATAACGGGTGGATTCCGGGCGCGTAGCGGGCGGATGGTTAGCGTAAAAAAAGAAGGGACGCCCGAAGACGCCCCTAGATGGCTAACTGTAGTTTTTGTATGAGTTAGAATTGAATTGGTCAGAACTGACCGAAGAATTAGATTTGATAAACCTAATGAGTTGATAACCGCCCCAGATGAAGCTGGCGATTAGTATAAATATCCAGATAGATAATAAAGTAAGAAATACGTCTAACATTATGTTCTCCAATGTTCAACCAGAGCCCATATGGACTCTGGTATGTAATGGCTACTCACGACTCCCTCACAGGTTGTTGGGGATTCATGCCGGGTAGCTCTGGTTGGACGGATTCTTCCTCGTGGAGTTCCCGTCTTATTTCTTCGTCGAGACTGTCTAGCTTTTGTTCAAAGTCAGATGTGTCTTCGATACGATCTTCGTCACCGGTTGTGATGATAGTAGGTTGTTCTACCATACCGCGACCGAAGTCTGTTGCAAATGTGGTTGCTTTTTGTGCCGCCCACTTTGTAACTGGAAGGACAGCTTTCGCCGTCCCTCTTGTTACGCGACCAAGATAATATCCTAGTTGCATTATTTGCTCTCCGGTGTCCACTCTCTAGCGAAAGATGTCACTGATGTGCCACCTTGTAGACTAGCGTGTGGTTTTAGTTTGAACGCCACTGAGCCGTCCTCTTTAAGAATAAAGAAGTCGAACATCTCTCTGATGCTAGTCATCGCGTAGCTGTCAGGTCCTTCCTTCGCTTTCTTATCGAAGTTAGGGTTCGCTACTTTAGCGTCCAAGTTGAGGTTACCGCCTTTAGATACGGATAACGCTCTGCCTTTACGAGCCTCGACGGTGTCAACGTCAAAGCTAGTTTCATATTGTTGTTTAGCCATAATAATCTCCTATATTAGCTAGTTATGTAAGTAAACTATTTACTCACTTCACAAACCTATATGGAAGAACGACCGAGTCTTCGAGTGTCGTTATTAACGCTGTAAAAAATTGAGACAAGGTTCCAAACGCTGAAACCTAGAAGGTAGTTACGAAAGCGAATCGGGGTCGTGGGTGGGTCGCTGGCAGAGGGGAGGGGGAATGTGAACGCGGTATAGAAAACATTTTTCAAAAAAAATTTTCACGCAAAAATTTACAAGTTATCTACAAATAAGATATGCTTACGATATGAGCCTCGTAGCAAATCAAGAAATGCAAGTGACCGAAGAAGATAGGATTGAACTCCAATCGCATTATCCATACGCTGGGGTAAAATTGTCCGAGCTTTCTGTCCAAGAAGAAAGATTAGTTTTGTTTCATTTGAGGGGACTAAGTAAAGCTGCAGCTGGACGGGCGGCAGGCTACCGCAACATGGATCATGTGTACGAGGTTTTTAAAAAACCAAAAATAGAACAAGCAATCGGGTACCTAAGAGAAGAGATGCGCGAAGAGGTCAGGTTCGATCGAAACACGGCTACCACCATGTATCTTGAGGCCCACCGAAAATCGGCCACCGCCACAGAAGAAAAAAACGTGGTCGACTCCTTATGTAAACTACATGGGTTATTCGCTCCCGAACAAGCGACCCAGGTCAATATAAATGTAGACAAGATCCAACAACTAGAACGGTTGCCGGACGCCGAGCTTTTAAAACTAGCTGGCGTAGACACATCATACTTAGAACCTAAAGGAGAAACCCATGACTAAATATTCACAACAAGCAAAAGTTACTAAAAATAAAATGAAGAAAACTAAACTCAAAGGCAAACAAAATTCTTTACCTGATTTTCTTAAAAAAATAATAGCTAAAAAGAAACAAGGAAAAAAATAATGGGCACACGAGTTCCGCAAGGCAAAGGCAAACCCGCAGAAGTAAAAACTGTCGACGAAGTTTATAAAGTTATCGACCATCAATTAAAACCCTACAAACCAAAACTAATAGATGCGGCAGGGATGTCTGATAAGATTATTAGAAAGATGATGGGAGTAAACCCAAAAACACCATCACCTGAACAGGGTAAAACTTATATTAAAAAGGGAAAAAAATAATGCATTGTATAAATCAAAAGCCAAAGAAAATGAAGATGGCTAATAAAAAGAAATCCAAAGGCACAACTAAGAGAGGCTACCGTGGCGGTAAAAAGAAAAGCTACTAAGCGAAAAAGCACAAAGAAAAAAGGCGCAACACCTACTAACCCAAGTTTATATTCTAGGGTAAAGTCTGAAGCTAAACGAAAGTTTAAGGTATACCCTAGTGCATATGCCAATGGTTGGTTAGTAAGGACCTATAAAAAACGTGGTGGTGGATATAGATAATGGCTAAGCCTACCGGTGGCCTAACAGCGTGGTTCGGCAAAGGACCAAAAGGCGATTGGGTAGATATCGGTGCCCCAAAGAAGAAAGGCAAGTACCAAGCTTGCGGCAGAAAGTCCGCTAAAGGTAAAAGCAAACGCAAATACCCAAAATGCGTTCCAAGATCAAAAGCCAATTCAATGACTGCGGCTCAGAAAAAAAGCGCAGTTAAAAGAAAACGTGCAGCAGGCAACCCGGGTGGGAAGCCGCGTAACGTAAAAACCGTTGTGAAAAGAAGGAGAACTCGTGCCAAGAAAAAGAGATAATATGCCCAAACGGAACAAAAAGAACTTCCGTTCTACAAAATCTGGTGCCGGTATGACTGCAAAGGGCGTAGCAGCTTACCGAAGAAAGAATCCGGGGTCAAAATTAAAGACCGCAGTAACAGGAAAAGTCAAAAAAGGGTCAAAAGCAGCTAAAAGACGTAAATCTTATTGCGCTAGAAGTGCGGGACAGATGAAAAAGTTCCCAAAAGCGGCAAAAAACCCAAATTCTAGGCTAAGACAAGCTAGAAAACGTTGGAAATGTTAAAAAAAGGAGGAAAATATGGGCTACGGTAAAGGATATCCTAGAACGTCGGTAAAAAAACCTAAGAAAACTAAAAAGAAGACTAAAAAAGCTAAAAAATAAGCGTGACAGACCTTCAAAAGCTAGAATGCTATAAGTGTAAGAAGCTTTTAGCAGAGAATCTCGTATTACCTAAAGGTTTATGCGTGTATTGTGCTGCCGACGAGTCAGATCAGCTTCCGCAACCTAAAAAAGAACAAAAAGAACAAAAAGCAGCGCATACAGCACAATTACGGGCCGAGCAAGAGCTCGCGAAGAGAATACTAGCACGAAAACGTATGCTGCCTTTCGTAGAAAAATTTAATCCAGAGTATCAAGCGGGTTGGGTGCATAAAGATATTTGTAAAAGGCTAGAAAAATTTAGCCAAGATGTAGCCGACAAACAATCCCCCAGACTTATGTTGTTCATGCCCCCTAGGCATGGGAAGTCTACTCTGGCTAGTATTGCCTTTCCCGCTTGGCACCTCGGACGCAACCCAGAACATGAATTCATAAGTTGTTCCTATTCTGGATCTTTGGCTATGAGCTTTTCAAGAAAAGTTAGGCAAGTTCTAAGAGAGCCGAGCTATAGAAAAGTATTCGAAGACACCAGGCTGGACAAAGATTCTCAGTCAGTAGAATCTTGGCAAACAACACAAGGCGGCGGATACGTTGCAGCTGGTGTTGGCGGTGGTATCACCGGTAAAGGTGCGCACATATTATTAATTGACGATCCAATAAAAAACAGAGAGGACGCAGAATCCGAGAACAATCGCGAAGCGACCTGGGACTGGTATACCTCAACAGCTTATACTCGTTTAGCGCCAGGTGGTGGTATCTTAGTTATTTTAACTAGGTGGCACGACGATGATTTAGCGGGCAGACTATTAATGGCCAGTGAAAACGGCGCTGACGATTGGGAAGTTGTTAAGTACCCCGCGTTGGCTGAAGAAGATGAAGAGTTTAGAAACGAGGGTGACCCGCTGCACCCAGAACGTTACAGCATAGAATCTTTAGAAAAAATACAAAGAGCAATTGGGCCCAGAGACTGGACGGCTCTGTATCAACAGAACCCAGTATCAGACGACGGGGATTATTTTACCCGAGAGATGATTCAATACTACGATACTCCCGATTTAGATTACGACAGGCTTAGATACTATACCGCTTGGGATTTGGCGATTGGGCAAAGGGATCGGAATGACTACTCAGTGGGCATGACCGTTGGCATTGATGAATACGATAATATGTTCGTGGTCGATGTTATCCGCGGCAGGTATGACGGGTTCGAACTGGTAGAAAAAATTCTAGATTTTTATGAGCAATGGCGACCTGGAGTTATTGGTATAGAAAAAGGGCACATAGAAATGGCCATTGGACCCTTCTTACAAAAACGAGTTTCAGAGCGTGGATTACATTCTGCGTATTTTAAAGATTTAAAAGTAGGTAGGCGTGACAAAGAAGCAAGAGCTAGAGCTATCCAAGGTAGGATGCAACAAGGAAGGGTATTTTTTCCAGAAAGTGCGGTTTGGACAGGCCCACTTGTCGCCGAGCTTTTACGTTTTCCTAATGGCGTGCACGATGATCAGGTCGATGCCCTAGCTTGGGTGGGTTTAATGATGACTGAGTACGCAACTTTTTATGAAGCGCCAGAGCATATACCTTCATGGCGCGATAGGTTAAGATATATATCAAAAGGACCGAAGAAAAAGTCCGCAATGAGCGCATAGTATGGCATACAGAAATAAAACTAAGAAAAAGTTAAATAAAGGGGAAGAGCTTACACTAGCAAAAACCCAATGGAATGCATACACACGTGCGCGAGACAATGGCCACGAAGAGTATGTACAGATGGCAAAAAAATGCGACATGTATTACCGTGGCGAACAATGGGACGAGTTCGATATGCAAGAACTTGATGACCAAGGCCGACCTGCACTAACAATTAATACTATATTACCTACAGTCAATGCAGTTCTCGGGGAACAAAGCACGAAAAAAGCAGACATACAATTTAAACCTAGAGGCGGGGGTAACCAAGAGGTTGCTGACGTCCTAACAAAAGTCTACCAACAGATAGCAGACAATAACAAACTAGAATGGGTCGAGAACCAAGTATTTTCTGATGGGTTAATTCAAGACAGAGGGTACTTTGATGTGCGTATAGATTTTTCTGATCACATACAAGGGGAAGTTAGACTAGAAGCTAAAGACCCGTTAGATATTCTTATAGACCCAGACGCAAAACACTACGACCCAAGAACTTGGAACGAGATATTCGAAACTAAGTGGATGAGTATTGATGAAATAGAAGAAACATACGGGCAAGACCGAGCAGATAAACTAAGAATGTTAGCAGAAATGGGAACAACGTTAGGCGCAGACTCTATGGAGTTTGAAGAAGAAAGATACGGGGATACCGATGAATACAATTACGGACAACAATACCCTGGGGATCCCGAAAATGCACGGATGCTTAAATCTATAAGAGTTATAGAAAGACAATATTATAGACTTAAAGAATGCATGTATTATTTAGACCCTGTGACTGGTGACATGCGAGAAGTGCCTTATAACTGGACAAAGAAAAAAAGAGAAACTTTTGCTGACCAATACGGATTAGATATTTTAACTAAGACAGTTAGAAAAGTACGTTGGACCGTTACGGCCGATACTATTGTTTTGTTTGATGATTGGTCTCCTTATAAACATTTTACAATCGTTCCTTACTTTCCGTACTTTAGACGCGGCAAGCCATTTGGGATGGTACGAAACTTGTTATCCCCACAAGAACAACTTAATAAAATAACTTCTCAAGAACTGCATATAGTAAATACAACTGCAAACAGTGGTTGGATCGTAGAGAATGGTTCTCTTTCAGGCATGACTGCAGATGATTTAGAAGAACACGGAGCAGAGACCGGGCTAGTGTTAGAGTTTAATCGTGGTTCCTCGCCCCCTGCAAAAATACCACCTAATCAAATACCTACGGGTTTAGATAGATTAGGACAAAAAGCTGCGGCCAATATTAAACAAATAAGTGGTATTACCGATGCTATGTTAGGCCAAGACAGCGCGGAAGTATCTGGCGTAGCTATTCAAGCTAAACAAAACAGAGGATCTATGCTTTTACAAGTGCCTCTTACTAACCTAGCTAAATCTAGGCAGTATTTAGCTGAAGCCATACTCGGTTTAGTACAGGGGTATTACACAGAAGAACGTGTTATACAAATAACAGATGAGTCTGATCCGTATAAACCAAGAACACAATTAAGAATTAATCAAATGACCCCAGAGGGACAAATAATTAATGACTTACAACTCGGTGAATATGATGTAGTAGTATCAAATGCACCTGCTAGAGACAACTTTGACGAAATGCAATTTGCTGAAGCGATAGCTTTACGTCAAGTTGGAGTGCCAATACCAGATGACATGATAGTAGAGTACTCCCATTTATCACGTAAAGCAGATGTTGCTGACAGGATTAGAAAAATGCAGGGCAATGCTCCTCCTACACCAGAACAAATCCAACTACAACAATTCCAAATGGAATCAACCATACGTTCTACTCAGTTAGAAATTGCTAAGCTCGAAGCAGAAGTTGCTAACTTGCAAACACAAGCAGCGGTAAACGTGGCTAAAGTAGATCAGATAGAAAGTGAACCACAGTTGAAGATTGTAGAGTTACAGAGTAAACTGCAAACTAAACGAGAAGAACTCAATTTACGTGAGAGATTGTCAGCATTAACAAACGATATGCGTAAGGAACAGAGTGATACAGCAGCGGCGTCCAAGATGGCCGTCGAAGCTCTTAAAAACTTAGATACTACAGGAGGTACCGAATAATGGCTAAGAAACCAGAAACTGAAACTACCGAGGACGTCGTGTATGACACGATGCCTGGAGCAGACCCAAAGACCGAAGAAGAAGCAAAACCATTCGAAGTAGATTTAAACTTCGACGACCCAGCCAAAGATGAAGACGAAGAAGAGGCTGAAGAAACTCAAGAGGAGGAGACCGATGAAGTCGAGGCTGAAGAAGAATCACTTGAAGAGCCTGAAGAGGAGCCAGAAGAGGAAGAACTTGAACCTGAAACTGAAGTCGCAGAAGATACAGGAGAAGAACCAGTATTGGCAGACAATGAGGGGGATACACAACAACCTGAGGAACCAAATGAGGGAGGACTTGCTCAAAAAGAACCGATGATTCCTAAGTCTAGGTTTGACGAAGTTTTAGCAAAACAAAAAGCTTTACAGAAAAAACTAGACGATGCCTTAGCTCCTAAAATAGAAGACGTAAAAGAATCACCCGACTTTGATTTTGATACTAAAGAAAGCGAGTATCAAACTTTGGTTATGGAAGGTGAAACTGACAAAGCTACCCAACTTAGAAAAGAAATTAGAGAAGCAGAAAAACAACAAATGATGTTTGAAGTGCAAACTAAGATGGGACAAACTGTTAACCAAAATCAAGAACAAGTAGATTTACAAACCAAAGCCCTACAGCTAGAGACTCTATACCCTATGTTAAATCAAGCAGACCCGAGTTTTGACCAAGATAAAACTAATGAGGTATTAGAACTAAGAGATGCTTATATGACTCAAGGTTATTTAGGTTCGGATGCTTTGCAGAAATCAGTAGATTTACTTATGCAAAAACCTACTGCACAAGAGGCCCCAAAGGTTGATCCCGTACAGAAAGAAATTACGCAAAAGAAAAAAATTGCAAACACTAATAAAAAGATAGAAGCAGCAGAAAAACAACCACCTGCTATGAAAGGTCAAAATAGATCTGACAAAAAAGTAGATGTTAATACTCTATCTACCGAAGAATTTGCAGCATTGCCGGATGAAACTTTGAGGAGAATGCGTGGAGATTTCGGATAAAGTATGTTATAAAACAAATAAGTTCGCACGTAAGAGCGATATCTTACTAGGGTCGATCCTATAAAAAATCGTTACTCGCCGGCACAAGGCGTAAAATTGGCCGGGTTCGCAACCCGTATCAAAACGATAACGTAACCCCAACGACAAAGGGTATACGGATAAATAGTCGCTCCAATAAGTCGACTGGTTAATTTTAATTAATGGAGACATTATCATGGCAAATACAAATTTTGCTTCGTTGACCAGTGAACAACTAACGATCTGGTCTCGTGATTTTTGGCGTGTTGCAAGAAATATGTCCTTTGTTAACCAATTCGCAGGTAGCGGATCCAATGCTATGGTTCAGAGAATATCTGAACTTACTCAATCAGAAAAAGGAGCTAGAGCGGTATTAACGCTTTTAGCCGATATGACTGGTGATGGTATCGTTGGAGACAACACCTTAGAGGGTAATGAAGAGGCACTAAGAGCTTTCGACATCGTCGTAACAATTGATCAATTAAGATTTGCAAACAGACTTTCGGGTCGTCTTGCTGATCAAAAATCAGTTGTAAACTTTAGGGAACATTCAAGAGACGCACTTGCTTACGCAATGGCTGACAGAATGGACCAATTAGCATTCCTTACTTTAAGTGGTATTGGATATGGCCTAAAAAATAATGGTGCGCTAAGAGCGTCATTAACTTCAGGTCAAAATCTAAACGACTTAGAGTTTTCAAGTAATGTAACTGCTCCAACTTCTAATAGACATAGAAGATTTGATGCTACAAATGGTATCGTGGCTGGTGATGTTACTGCAACTGTTGCAGCTGACAAACTGACTTACGGTGCTATTGTTGATCTAAAAGCTTATGCTAAAGATCAGTACATCAGAGGACTAAGAGGTGCGGGTAACGATGAGACATTCCATCTTTTCGTAACTCCACAAGTCATGGCTGACCTTAAACTTGATTCAGATTTCTTGGCTAACGTCAGAAATGCTGGAATCAGAGGCCCTCAGTCAAGCTTGTTCTCAGGTTCTTCGAGTCTAATGGTTGATGGCGTGATGATCCACGAGTTCAGACATGTGTTTAACACAACTGGAGCTTTAACTGGAACATCAAGTAATGCGGGTTCTAATGGATATAAGTGGGGCGCTGACGCTGACGTTAACGGTTCTGCATGTTTATTCTGCGGTGCTCAAGCATTAGCTATGGCCGACATTGGGATTCCTGAAATAGTAGAAGACACCTTCGACTATGGGAATCAAAATGGTATATCAATTGGTAAGATATTTGGTCTACAGAAGCCTAAGTACCATTCAGATGTCACAGGACAGTCTGAAGACTTCGGTGTTATTAGATTAGATGTAGCATATTAATTGTGTTATTCTTTATGGGTGGCTAATTAGTAGTCACCCATATTTAAGGAGAAAATTATGTGGATAGTATCAGACGAAGATAAGTCAGTAGCCTCTACCTGGGGCGCAGTTGTAAATTTAAAAGCAAAAACACCAAAACAAGTCGGCAATGACTTAGGTTTGTTATGTTTGCAAGCAGGGTGTACAGAAGTACAAGGCGGGGTTCCTGATATAAATGTAGAAGAAGTTCCAGCCCCTGTAGTTGAAGAAGTTCCAGCCCCTACAGTCGAAGAAGAAGTTTCAATAGAGGAAACGGCCGTAGTAGAAGAGCCTAAGCCAAATCTTAAAGGCATGAGTAAACTCGAGCTTGAGGAATACGGCCGTACTCTTGGCATCGAATTAGATAGACGCAAGAAAAAAGCAGACCTTATAGCAGAACTAGAAGACTGCCTACACTAGTATCAAGGTAAACTGTGGGCACGCTAACAGAGACTAATTTATTAGCTAGAATAAGAGATACTCTGCAAGATACCACTAGCGTTCGTTGGTCAGATGCTGAATTGCGTCGATACACCAACGATGCTCAAAGAGAAATCGTTAACTTCAGACCCGAAGCCTCTGCTAAAACAGCAAACGTAGCTTTAGCGGTAGGGACTAAACAAACCCTACCCACTGAGGGGTTGCGATTAATTAAAATAACTAGAAATATGTCTAGTGCAGCAGCTAATGCAACTGGTAAAAGAGCAGTTAGATTAGTTAACGCTGATATTTTAAACACACAAGACCCAGATTGGCATGATCCTACCGCAACAGGATCTTCCACGCACGGAACAGTCGTTAAAAATTATATTTTTGATGAAGATGATCCGCGAAATTTCTACGTTTACCCAGGAGCGTCTAGCACAAGTACTTTTTTAGAGATTGTTTATTCGAAGTCTCCTACAGATTTAACCACAGGCAGTAGCACTATTGATATAGATGATACGTATGGCAATGCAATTGTAGACTTCGTGCTATATAGAGCTTACCTGAAAGATGCGGAGTACGCAGGCAACGCACAGCGGGCGGGTACGCATTATCAACTTTTCCAAGCAAGCGTAGGACAAGGGGCCCAAGCACAATTACTAATAGATCCTAATAACGACCCAGTTTCTAATAGAGCATTTACACCATCTTTAATGCAGCGAGGAGGATAACGTGGCAACTTATACTTCTTTAGTAAAAGAAATATTACCCTACGTACCTCTATGCCCAGACTCTTTGGTAGAACAGCATATTAGAGCCGCAACTATAGAATTTTGCGAGAGATCAAAGGCTTACATACTAGACATGGATCCGTTTAACACCACTGCAGGTGTTTATGAGTACGATTTTGATATCCCAGTAGCCACAGAAGTACACCAAGTTTTATATATGACCCATGATGGCAACGACATGGACCCTATCAGTCCGCGTAGCTTAGAGTTAAATTACCCAGATTGGAGAAATAGAACAGGTAGTCCCCATGTTTACCTACAAAAATCAACTAGTTTGTTTTGGATAGTCCCTGTATCAAGTGGCTCTAAAGAAGTTATTGTTAGTGTGGCTTTAAAACCAACTAGAACCAGCACAAACATTGATAGCACGGTTTCTAACCAATACAGAGATGCAATTATTTATGGTGCTCTATATAGGCTACTTCGTATGCCTAGCAGAGAATGGACAGACATAGGTGCAGCTAGAGAATACTTAGCACAATTTAATAATGAAATAGTACAAGCAGAACTTCGTGCAAGAGGCGGGGACCTGGGCGTAAAACGAACCGTAAAATACAAAGGAGTAGGTAAGCCAAGGAGGCGCTATGGAAGATACGGAAGGGAAATCGACTACTAATGGCTTTATTGAACCGGTACTTACTGACATACGTTCCACGTGGAACATTGTCAAACCTGGCATAGAAAGTATATTAGCAGACAACCCAAGTCTGACTTTTATTCCTGAAGATGTTTATAGTGATTGCGTAAATGAAACAGCGTTTTTATTTACCTCACCAATAGGGTTTTTAGTACTTACTATAGACATAGATAGGTATACAAAAGACAAGACATTGTATATGTGGATAGCGTATACTTATAAAAAAGGCGGGCATGAGTGGTTAGCTCACCAAGATTGGATTGAAGGCTTAGCTAGAAAATCCGATTGTAAGTATATAGAAGCGCAATCTCATGTACCTGAATTGGAACCGTATGCGATAGCAAAAGGATGGCATACTGATACAAGGATATATAGGAGAACAGTAAAAAGTGGGTAAGCCTAGTAAACAAGACTACAAAGCTAGCGAGGTTGAAAAAATCAATGCTGCTGTAGCAAAAGCTGATAAAGAATTTTTCAGAAATGAATACTTGCCTAAGCAAAAAGATTTTGTCGAAAGGTCTTTTACCGAAGAAGATACTTTAATTTCTCAAGGTGAGGGTAGAGCCCAAGCCGATACCATGCAAGCCCTTACTGAGAATCCAAATAGAAAAGCAGTAAGTGCAGTAGATACATTAGCTGACATAGCTTCTGCTGCTACTGCGCAACAACTTCAAGGTGCAACTCAAGGTCTTTTAGGGGCAAGAAGCGACCAAGTTGCGGGAATAAAAAGCGCAAATCAAATGGCTTCAATGACTGCTTCAGGTTTATCACAAGCTTCTAAGATAGCTACCACTGATACTTTAAATAGAGCAAAAGCTAAAAATATACGTACCGCTGGTTTAATAAAAGGAGCTACAACTTTAGGAGTACAGATGGGTAAAAACTTTAAGCAAAACCAAGCTGCAAAAATTTATAACCAAACAGCGGGTGAGGACGATCAAATAAGTATAAGCACTAATCCATTCGACATAGCATTTGGGCGGGGTTTCAATGTTTAGGGTAAAGGAGTAAATAATGGAATCTCTATTAGGTGGTTATAACAACTTAAGAACTAAACAAGACTTTGCAGGCGGACTACAGACCGTAGATAATCCAGACCAAGAGTTTGCCCAAATACTTAGACAAGACTATAACGATTACATAGGAAACTTTAGAGAGTTTGAAAAAAGGCTGTTAGGCAAGACTGACGATACTACGCTTATAGACAGAGCTAGGCAAAGCGCACCAAAACAAAAAGATATTGCTGCGGGAATACAATCGCGTAACCTAGAACGGTATGGGGGTGGTCTATCTAATGCGCAACTTCAACAACAACAACGAACCGCGCAAAGGGGCGGTCAATTGTCTTTAGCAAATACTGTTAACAATGCCAGAGTTCAACAAAGGTCAACAAACCAAGCGTTACTACAAGAACTAATTGGCATAGGCCAAGGCGTTAATGCTAGGTCATTGGAAGGGTTAAGCACTGCGGCTCAAGGTGAAGTGCAAAGAAGAGGTGCGTATAAAGGCGCTAAAGCTAACTATGCTTCTCAAATGACTGGTATGGGTGCTTCTATATTAGCTGCATTTTTAATTTAATATGCCAACACTAGCAGATATACGACAAGCAAACGCCATAGGCAATCAGATTTCAAATAGAAATGATCAAATAGCTTCACAACTTTTAGAAAGTGTGTCTCCTTATTTAGACCTTTTAGATATTAAAGATAATCAATCTTATTCACAGATAAAAGATCTTAAGTTTGATCAGTTGTTTGAAGAAGAGGGTGGCCAAGATAAAATAATCAACATTTTAAATGCTAGCCCTACTGCAACTACTTATACTGATATAAATACTGGCCAAAAAGAAAAAGGTAAAATAGTAGGGCTGCGAGAAGGACCTGCTGGTATAACTTTTGAAATAGAAGGTAAACAGGGCATTGTGCCAAAAACTCTTGGATTTAGTAATAATCCAGAAGACATTGTTATGACAACTAACCGAGAAGGACTTCGTACTATGGTTAACACCATACTACAGGGCCAGTCAAATAGACTTACTGCATCTAGAAAAGGTTTTGGAAGTAGAACACAAGCAATAGCAACTTTAGATGGGATAACTAAAAACAACGAGCTTTCAGTTTCTGACCAACTAGATCAAGCAGAAGATGTACCAGAAGCAGTAAGTGTAATAGAAGGTATGGTAGAAACCGGGGAGTTAAACCCAGCTACTGCTTTTCAAATGATTGTTGATTTAGGAACTCAATTTAATAACGGATTAGATGCTTACAGAGCAAAACTAGGAGGAGAACTAACAGAAGTCGATTCTGAAATTAAAACCTTAAGACAAGCGTCAACGCCTGATTCAGTTTCCTCGCGTATGCCTGGAGAGGGAATGGATAGCAAAGTTCCCGTTAGAACTCGTGGTGAACCTACAGAAGAAAACATCCAGGCTACAGGCGATTTAAAAATAGCGCAAGACAAACGACAAGATTTGTTAACACGAATCGGAGAGTCAAACGTTTCTATGCCATTACAGGCTTCCCCAGAACAACTGTTTGCTTTTATCCAAACAAATTCAAATCTTTTACAAGAAGTTGGCATAGAACAAGCTACTGTAGACAAAACTAGAGCAGCTTTCCGTAAATACAATGTCCAAAACCCACAAGATTTAAAAACATTGCCCGAGTATGATGATGAAATTGACATCAACAAAGCAGAAATAGCTGCAGCTTTAGCGGTAGCTGCAGGTGGTGATTTTCAAAAAGAGTTCCAAGAGAGTTTAAACCTATTAGAAACTGGAAATGTAAACGTAAACAGACTGCAAGAACAAACGTTTGACAGAACAAGTCAGAAATTTAATGAAGAGTTAAAACTAAAACTACAAGAAAATAAAATAGAAGGCGCTAAATTAACTAATAAAGCTGTTCAAGATGCTTACACTGCATTTGATAAAGACTTTGTTAACTTTACAGCGGCTTTATATGACGACGGGGGTGTAACCGATATAACTGCTAACGAAGGCAGTGTTCATTTTAAACGAATGATAGACAAGTTTAGTAATGCACAACAAAGAGGCTTGTTATCTCAACCAATGGTTGACAGCATGAGAACTGTTATCGGGCAAACTATGTATAGTGTAATGATGAATAGGGGAGTAGATGACCGAAACTTCTTTATAAGTTTATTTTCTGATAGAGCGAGCCAAGATCAAACACTTGGGGATATTGTCAATACTGCGCGTGGCATATACGAAGAAAAATCCGGGGGCGGATTACAACTTAAGAAAATAATATTTGTAGACTCTAGCCAAAGACAGGTCGGTAAAGCTATAGAAGGCAAAGAGTTCACTGATACATTTAACGATTTAGCAACCAACATAGAAGTAAGTCAATTTATAAAACCGTATCGTGGGGATTAAAACGTGGCGATTGACAGTAATACAATTGCTAAGTTTAAACAAACTCCCGATGCTACCCGAACTACTTTTGTAGAAACCGCCGGTAGGCGTGCTACTCCAGATGCAACTTATGTAGAAAAGATAGATACCATTGGGGAAGCTTTTGGTGCAGGCATCGAGTCCGGCGCCGCAAATATATCCGCGCAAAATCAAAATTTTTTAGCTGCTTTAGATACTTTAAAAGGCGATGACTTAAAAGCCAGGAACAGGATTAGAGAAGCAGATTTTCTTGAAGACCAAGCTGGTATACCACTACAAGGGCTTGAAACGGATTTTGCTAGTTCTCTTGAAGAAGGCAACGTGCACGATTTTATGCTTAACTTTGCATCCGCCACGGGGCAGTTTATACCTTCTTTAGCAGCCAGTTTAGCTGAAGCTGTTGTTGTAGGGGGAGTTGTAGCCGGTGGTTCTGTGTTGTCTGGTGGTACTGCAACCCCTGCTTTACTAACAGCCGCAGCTGCTGGAACAACCGCTCGAAGGAAAGCTGTAGAAGGTGGAGTAAAAGCCTTAAACAACCAAAGATTTCTTGTAGGTGGGGGAAGAAAACCCGGCAGAGATGCAGGAGACGTAGAGGATCTACTTAATCGAGCTTACAAAAACCAAATTAAAGTTAATGCTGGTAAACAACCTTTACATAAGTTTTCAAAGGAAGAATTACTTGACTTAGAAGATATATACGGCGTCATGCGTTCTAACTTGAGAGGCAAAAGATTTACCCAAGGTGCAGTTTTAGGTGCATTTACCCAAGAACAGAGAATGGGTACGGGTATAGCTTTTAGTGATTACGTTGACCAAGGAATGGACAGCAAACAAGATGCTATTAACTCACTAGTACAAGGTACAGCTTTTGGTGTTGTTGGAGTCGGTTCTGAAGCTTTAACTGCGGCGGCTACTTTTAGAGCTTTTAAAAGGCCAGGCAGACTTAAAAAAACTAGGGCTACAGACCCATTTAAGTTTGACCCTATACCTCCAGGTAGTATGTTTAAAGACTTTGCTTCAATAAGTGCGGTTACGTCTGCTTCCGAAGGCCTTGCTGAACTTTTACAAGAAGAACTTTCCGTGCAACAGAAATTTAGGATAGATAAAGACTACACGCAGGCCCAAGCAAAAGTAGATAGGGTAAACGCTCTGTTCGCAGGTGTTATGGGTGGACTGGGTGTTGGTGGTGGTTTAGGTGCGGGTACTGCAGTTATAAATAAAGCTAGAAATCTTTCGCAAAGGGGTGCCGCTGAACGTGAGATGATGCGTATTTTTTCAGATAAAGAGTTCCAGGCATCTATAGGTGCAGTTATGGGCGAACGCGCCGGGGCCCTAGAGACGCAGTTTGATTTTATAAAGAACGAAAACTCTGGAGCAAAAAGTGTGTTTGTCCCTATAGAAGCAAAAGCAGAGTTTGCAAAAGTACAAGAGAAAATAGAAGCCATGTTTGGTGACAATGAGTTGTTTAGCGTTTCGACGCCTATAGGCGCTTTTTTTAGCACGGACCAACGTGCTGCTGGCAGACTAGCAAATATCATGGATAGTGGTTATAAGTATGACACTGGTATTTTAGAAGGGTTCTTAGCAAAAGAACTTGGTTTTAGTAGAGGCAGAAACCCTAGAGATGACATAGTAGTTGGGCTTTTTGATAACGAAAAAGGTGAGTTTGTTAAATACCAATCTGCTAGAGAAGATATAAAAGGAGATGCAGAAGCCGCACAAGCAGCCATGAACAAAATAAGGGCGGCTATGGATCCGAAGAGGTACACGGTAGAAATCCAAAGCTTGGCACAACACAGAAAGTTTAGACAAGAAGGACTGCCAAAAGATGCTGATGTACTAAAAGCTACCAAAGAGGCTTTTGAAACAAGCGATATGTCTGAGATGGGAACTAGTGACGATGATGCTGGAGTAGAGGGGGACAGAGGAACCCAAAACCTAGATGTAACAGCAGCCAACATTGACATAAGAAAGAACAAAGTGCCCCCAACCCAGAGAGCGCAGTTTGATGCTTATCTTAGAGACGTTTACAAACTACCAATTAACTTTAGCGATCTTGTTTTCTTTATTGACCAAACGCCAAAATTTTTAAATGCAATACGAGCAAGAGAAAAAAGTAAAAAATCAACACCAGTACTACAAAGTAAAGATGGAGCAAGATACCGAGATATATATGGTGAGTTAATAAATGCCGAAAAAAATGCTGGGGCCCTTAGCGCAAGCGATAGAAACTTTATACAAAATCTAACCGAAGGAAATAGTCCTGGCCGTATGGCTGGAATATTGAACCAGCTTTTAGATGAAATAGTCGAAGAAGGAGCACAATTACAACAATCGGATTCTATTGAAAGTAGTTTAGCCAGAGATGAGTTTGGTAGTAGAGAAGTTACTAACGTGCCTTTGGTAGGAGTTAGTGAGGTTTTAAATAGAACCAATATTGAGTTAGAAAGACCAAACCCAAAAGACTTTAAAAAAGGCAGAAAAGATAAAGCTTATATAAAACAGCTTGCTGATTTTAGAGCTGCGCAAAGAGAGGCTAAAGCTCCTATAAAAGAACAAGATCCAGTCGTTATGGCTAAAAAGGGCTCGGGTACTGTACAAAATCCATTTGTAGATCCAAAGACAGACAAAGGGTTTGAAATATCAAAAGGTGATCCTAAAGCAGATGGGCGTTCTATTGCTGGATTAAATACATTTATACATCCTACTCTAAGGGCTGAATTTGAAAGCCAAAAACCTTTTTTATCTAAAAGGGCAGTACAAACTTTTAGAGATAAAGCCAAGCTAGAAAGAGAAGGAACTAGCCAAACAGGGTTCTTAAGATTTGTAGATGTAAGAGATCTAAGAGGCTTAAGAACAGCAACAGCTAATAACAAAAGTTTTACAGTCCCAAATAGAAGGCTAGTTTTGCCTAACGTTCCTATAGTACCTAGAAAATTCAAAGGCGATAAAACTATGGGTGGGTGGGCTTCGTATAATAGAAAAGAAAATAAAATCTTTATTGATGAAAGCGAGTTAAAAAAACGTTTTGATGCTAAAGCTTGGACTAAACCAAAAGTAAAAGGGGTTGATCCTTTAGCTGCAGATCAATTTAAAACCATTAATGAATGGCGTAATTTTATTGTTAAACATGAAACAGCACACTCTATGTTCCCAAGAAAAGACGGCGAAACGTTAGCTGCGTATGAAAATAGAATAAACCAAATTGCTACAGATGAAAAAACATCTATAGCGACCGGCAAGGAAGCTTCTACAATCCAAGAGATTGATCCTAGTACTTTTGCAGTTATCCCTAAAGTAATTTATAAAAAAGGCGTAGCCGCCGTAAGAAAAGCTGAAACTGCTGGAGAAGGTATAAATGTTCTAAGAAAGGCGGGTAATGAACATTACGGAAACCCTTTCACTATGTTAAAAACGCCAACTAGAGCAGACGTAAAAGTAGACACATTAGAAGAAGCAGTAAGTCGATATACAAGTTGGCTAGAAGGTACGTCTGATACTGACTTACAACAAGAAAGACGCCAATGGATTATAGATCAAATAGATAGTGGTGCTCTGGATAATAAGAATCTTTTATATTATACCGAACAGACTCCGAATCACGCTGAAGCTTTATTACGTTTTTCTGAACAAAGGTCAGCACCAAAAACAACACCAGATCAAGTTGGCGATTTTAGGGCAACTAACAGATTCGTTATTGTAAGGATGAAACCCGACCCAGAACAGTTTAGAGAGATTACTAGAGAAAATGTGGATACCCTTAGAAACATACGTGCAGATCTCCAGATAAGATTAGATCAAGCGCACGCAAGAACTAGGGCGGGTAGTTATAAAACCCCAATACATTTTAAATTACAAAACTTAAACCCAGAAGCTAAAAGTAAAAACCCAATTAATATAGATATGTCAGTTTTACTGGAGGGTATCTCTACTCTATCTAAAATAAAACAACGTAGACAACCTGAAGAGTACACGAACCAAGCCGCACAAAGAGTTGCATCTTTATTAGATGCAATAGACATACTACAAGAAAACAACTTTAAGCTTGAGTACTACCCGTTAGGCGTAAAAGAAGATGCAGTCTTCACTATGACAGGGGGCAAAAAGAAAAGCGACATAGAACTAGGAGCTGCTCTTGATGACATCATCTCTCAACCAGATGGGCCTGGGGCAAGTATCCTTAGAATTACAATGCCTAAAAAATTTGAGGGCGAGTTCGCTCAACAGGTAGCGTATCTACGACAGCAGTTTGGTCTTCCAAGACTAGCTAGTGGTTTTTTTACAAACGATAGATTTGCAAAAGTAAACATTCCTTTAAAAGAACTAGTGTACGAAGCAGGGCCCACACCCTTAACTGCTGGTATGAACCCTGCATATATTGTGCCTTTGATACAAAATGTCGAAGCTAATACTATGCAGGAAATGACTCTACAAGAACTAGAAGATCTTGCGGCTAGGGCTGAAGATGCTTTAAGTGTTAGGTATGCTGCAGTAGATAAAGATTCTAAAAAGACACCCGGTGAAGTTAAAGACTTGTACGGAGAAGTTCAAGCCCAAGACAGGACCATAATGCAGTTTTTAAATGAAATAGGAAAAATTATAGCTGCTATAAACAGTGCGGATATAAGAAACCAACCCGGCACATTTGATGCAAACTTTACTAGAACAACACTTCAACGTGATGAAGAAGGCGACCCAACTTCAAAAACAGTTATACAACCTAGGTTTGTAGATGTTGGAGGTAGAATTGATAAAGAGGTACCAATAGAAACTTACTTAGATGATCTTCAAACAATCGCTATAGAAAGAGCCACACCTTCCATAGATGAGACTGGCATGTACAATTTAGACAGTCCTTCCGATACACAGATTACAGATAACTCTGCTATGAAAATGGACATACAAGATCGAAACTTGTTTGAATCTTACCAAGAACAACAAGGCAAAGAGTTTAGGGGCAGAGATAGATACGCAGACCTAGCAAGAGCAGGTAACATAAAACCAACTTTTAAAGATAATACCAAGTATCAGAAGGTTACAGCGGTATATCTAGGTAATGTCATACAACAAAAAGCCAATAAGCTAAGAGGCATAGATACTCCAGCACCTACTACAAGGACAAGAGCAAACTTACCTTTTAGAAAACAAATAATAACCAACATGATTGGCGCAGCTAGGAACTTAGGCCTTACAACAAACCTGCATGTGATTGCGGCTGAAGAAGGATACAGTGATTCCCAACTGCCCCCTAGAATTAAAAATGTAATAGACCAAAAAAACTTTGATACTAAAAGACAAAACTTGTTAGGGCAACCAGATAAAGTTGCTATGACTCTGCAGTACAGAGACTTTGATATTATTTTAATAAAAACTAACCCAAATATATCAGAGGGACAATACTATTCTGCCTTCTTAAAAGAATTAGGTAACTCTTTAACTTTTCAAGAATTAGAAAGAAGTTTAAAAATACCCGCGACTAGAAAAAAAATATTACAGGCTTACGAACAAATATTAAAAGGCAACAACGTGCCTCCAACTTATACTAACGATGACACGGGCATAGAAAACTTTATGGCTGACCAGTTTAGTGTAGCTATAAGAAAAGAACTAGGCGTAGAAGTAGATGGCGCAGTGTTTGACAGCATGAACAAACCCACTCAGGCTTGGTTCAAACGGTTAGCTAAGTCCCAAAAGAAAATGTATGACCAGTCAAAAATATTTAAAAAAAGAACTGGGGTAGACGAGACTTTCCAAGAGTACGCAGCTGACTTGCAACAAAAACTTATAAACCCAGAAAATCAACAAGTTCCATACAAAACTAAAGCGAGTATAGAAACAATGATTGAGGGTATTCTTGGGCCAGAAACGTTTACTGATAAACAGTTACGAAAAGCTATGGAACAAACAAGTAAGTTATTTAAAAGCAAAAACCTACCTACCTGGCTTACTAAAATACTTCTTACCTCGGATACTAGACTTAGAAACTATGGCCCAATTGGCGAAGAACTAGCTAACTTTTTTAACCTAGACCCTAGAACTACTTCTACATCTGGAAGAGCTGGTATATTTACTTTAAAAACCAGAAGGGCAAACGCTATGTTTAACGACGTGGCAAAGTTATTGGGTGTAGAAGATGGTTGGATTTACTCTACTTTAACCGTTGAACAAAAACAAGAAATAGACCTAGCCGCAGACGACACTAGGGACACAGCTAGTTTGCCACCACGAGCTAGAGCTATAAGAGAATATTTAGAAAATAATGTGTACAACGACCTAGGTTTAAGTAGGTATGGGGTAGTACAAAGGCAAAACTTTTTCCCTCGCGTAATAGCAGTTGCAGAACTAGCGGGCAATCAAGAATTACAAATAGTAGCTAGAAAATTGTTAGAAGAAGCTAACCCTGAAGTATCACAAGCTGAAATAGCAGACTCTGTAAATGAGCTAGTTAAAAAAGGATCGGGTGAGCTAGACTTCGAAGCAACAGATGAAATAGATCTTGGCATGATGAAAGAAAGAAAAAGATTATGGAACAAAATTACAAACAAAAAACTTATAGACGCAGGAGTTGCCTTGCCCGCAGAAGTAGCTTTAAAACAGTACCTAGACAAAGTAGCTCTTAAATATGAGTTTGAGCAGTCTGGGGGCATAGAAAAATTAAATAACCTGCGGGAAAAATTGACTCCAGAACAGCAAGAAGACTCTAAGAGAATTATTGATTCTATGTTTGGTAAAACTCCACCTGTAGATAAAGGTTGGTTAAAAACGGCAAACAATGTATTGCTTCCTGTAAATATCATAACTCTACTGGCCTTTACTGTATTAGCATCTTTGCAAGATACAGCAGGACCAGTCTTAAGATCTAGAGGCACAGCTAAGATAAGTGATATAGCCAGTGTTATAAAGACCATGATAAAAGACCCGCAAGAAGCTGCAGAGTTAGCACGTGAGGTTGGAGTTATAGGTGTAGATGCTATGTCTAGTTTCTTTATCTTTGCAGGAGAACAAAACTTTATGAACCAAACTGCAAAAAACGTATCTGATACTTGGTTTAGGGTTACTTTACTGGAGGCATACACTAAGTTTACTAGAGTATTTGCTACGGGCATGGGCACAAGATTCTTGCAAGACAACGCACGAAAGGCTCAAAAAGGTGATAGCACTGCTCAACTTTATTTAGATGAATTAAATGTTACAGCAGATGAAGTCTTAGCTTGGGAGGAAGGCAAATCAGATGATGCTACACGTACAAAGGTTAATGAAGCATTGGCTCAGTTTGTAGATGAATCTATTGTAAGACCCAACCCAGCACAAAGACCTACTTATGCTAATGATCCTAGGTATGCTCTTATATGGCAGCTTAAATCATTCTTCTACGCTTATGGTAAAACCATTGTATTCCCAACCTTAAAAGAATCACACAGGGGGTTTGTAAATCAAGGCGCAGGTGCTGGGGTTATGCCTTTATTACTTATGGCTGGAATATTATTACCTATAACTATGTTAGGGTTAGAAATAAGAGAACTAACCAAGTATCTATTAGCAGAACTATTACCTGGCATTGATGGTGATGATCCAGGAGTAAATTACTTCAAGACCAATAGCATGGGCACAGGTCAATATATAACTGAGATAATAGATAGAAGTGGTATGCTAGGCCCAGCAAGTCTAGCTTTGCCTATATTCTTAGAAAGTCATAGGTATGGTAAGCCGTTCTGGGTGTCACCTTTAGGGCCATCCGCAGAAAGGGTTTATGATGGTATAACTTGGGATTGGAACACTGCAGACTATTTACCCGTTTATGGTCAACTAGACACTAGAAATTTAGGAAGGTAAAATTAATTATGGCATATTCAGACACAATAAAATTAGTAGTTGGAGACACATTACCGGAACTTACTTTTAACTTAAAAGACAGTAACACCGCGGCTTCTGGAGCTACATTAGACGTAGAAAATAGTGCAACATGGGCCCCTATAAATTTAACAGGTGGCGGTGTAAAACTAAGAATTAGAAAAGTAGGCTCAACTACAGTCTTGAGCACTATTACTGCTACTCTTTCTGCCCCTTCTTCTGGCACGTGTACGTTAATATTCCCATCTGGAACTTGGACAACGGCAGGTACTTTTGAAGGTGAGCTAGAGTTTACTAAATCAGATGGCAACATTCAGACTGTACAAGACCTAGTCAAGTTTAAAGTCCGCGATGACTTTGATTAATGGCGTTCAAGTTTACCGTAGACTACAAACAGCTACGGCTGATAATTCAGACAGACTCTACTGAGTCTGTAAATTTATTTCAACATCTAAAAGCTACTGTAGCTTCTATAGATCTTAAGCAGGTTGTAGCTTTTCAACAACTTGTAGCTGCAGAACTAAGTGTAGATGCTGACACTTTAAACAGGTACTTTACCGCACAATACAACTCACCAAATGCAGAGACCGTCACTCTAGCAGACGCCCCAGCTTTAACTTTCGTAACAACCAAAACAGACACTGTTTCTATAGCAGAAGAAACAGCGCTTGCTTTTGCTAGCGGCCAATCAGATACAGTCAGCATGTCTGAGTCTTTAAGCAAGGTAGTCCAGTATGTAAGGGCCTTTAGTGATACCCCTACCCTTAGCGATTCACCAGCGATTGCTTTTAGTACAGCGTTTAGTGATAGTAGCGCATTAAGTGAAGCCGCTGTATTAAATATTGAACCAGCAAAAAGCGACACTTTATCTTTTAGTGATTCAGAATTTTTCAGTGTTAACCCCGCTAAAAGCGATACTTTATCGGTCTCTGATGCACCGGCACTTCGTCTTAGTGTGCCGCACTCTGAAACAGCAACTATATCTGAGGCAAAGGCATTAGCTGTATCTAAACCAATACCTGTAGGTGGTACAGTTACATACGCCGTAACAGTTGCTTCAGCAACAAATTCTTACGGTTCAGGCAATAAATATCATATTGATGGGGTTAATAGCCCAGCACTAACGCTAGATGTAGGCAAAACTTATAGGTTTGATTTATCTAATTCTAGTGTAAGTGGGCACCCATTAAGGTTTTCAGAAACAGCAAACGGTTCACATGGCGGGGGTTCTGCATACACCACAGACGTTACTGTAAGTGGCACGCCAGGATCTTCTGGTGCGTACGTAGAAATACAAATCTCCGGATCTACACCAGGATCCTTACATTATTACTGCACGAACCACAGTGGTATGGGGGGTGCAATTACCGTACAAGTTGCTGAATCTGTGGTCATGTCCGAATCGTTTAGTCGTGTAGCTACGTTTGTACGGGCTTTTTCAGATAGTTATGCGCTTGATGATGTAGCAAGTGCGTCTGATGATTTACAAACAGATGTAACCATTAATAAAGGTAATATTGTAGGTGTTGGCGATAGCGACCCTGCAATTGCTTTTTCAACCAGTGCTGCAGATACCCCTACAATAACAGAAAATCTTGCTTATTCTTTCTCAACATCCTTCAGTGAGACTATAAGTTTAGCTGATGTATTGGTTTCTGGAGCTGGAAATATCTTTACAGAGAGTGCTTCTATCTCAGAAAGTTTGGCACATAGTCTTGGCAAATCATTATCAGATAGTGCTACAATAACAGAGTCGATAAATGTGGTGTTGATCTCCGGATCAAACAGTGTTCTTAACACCTCTGCATTTAACACTAGTGTATTAAACTAAAATTGGAGAAATTTTATGATAAACGACGGTTTAAAACTTACAGGTAAGTTAAAAATTGCTCTCAATGGAGAGACTGTCCAAGAAGTCGATAACCTTGTGGTTACTGATGGAAAAGGATATGTTGCCTCTAGGATGAAAGATGCTACCGCAGATGCTATGTCACACATGGCAATTGGTAGTGGTTCTACTGCAGCCGCAGCTGGCAATTCCGCTTTAGGAAACCAACTAGGCCGTGTTGCATTGACTAGTACTGCTGTATCAGCTGCTGTTGTGACTTACACAGCTACTTTTGCTGCAGGTACTGGTACTGGTGCTGTAACTGAAGCTGGTATTTTAAATGCCGCTTCTTCAGGTACTTTACTTTGTAGAACAGTTTTTTCAGTCGTAAACAAGGGCGCGTCTGACTCAATGACAATTACTTGGACTGTAACAGTTAGTTAATTTTAAGGAGTTAGCTAAATGGCTGTTAAGTTCACCAACAACGCAGCAACAACACTTGCCGCAGGAATCAATAGCAGCGTCACAAGCATTGCTGTAACGGATGGTTCTGTCTTTCCTACCATAACTGGTAGTGATCATTTTTATGTAACCTTTGACGATACTACCAACAAGGAAATCGTAAAGGTAACAGCAAGAAGTAGTAACACACTTACCGTAGTTAGAGGCCATGATAATACAACTGCACGTGCATTTAGTTCTGGAGATAAAGCAGAGCTAAGGATCGTTGCGGCTTTATTAGAAGACGTTAAGACCGATGTTACTTCTACCTTAACTGTTGATACTTTTACAGGTAATGGTAGTGCAACTGCATTTACGCTCAGTGTTGCACCAGCAAGTGAAGACAACTTAATTGTATTTATAGAAGGCGTTTATCAAAACCCCGGAGATTTTGCTTTATCAGGAACCACTCTTACTTTAGATGTTGCGCCCGCTAACAGCCGCAAGATAATTGTTTATCATGTAGCAGCGTTAGTTTCAGGCAATAACCTAACCCACAATCAATTTACTTGTAACGGGAGCACCACAGCTTTTACGCTTGGTCTTTCTCCAATACATGAAAACAACACTCAAGTATTTTTAGATGGTGTTTACCAACAAAAAACAGACTATGCAGTAAGTGGTACAACCTTAACTATGGATACCGCACCGGCTAATGGTGCAATCTTAGAGGTTATGACCTTTACTCAAACAGAAGTAAATACTCTACCAGCATCCTTCGTGTCAGGCTTAACACAAGTTACAGCTGTAGGTGCGGATCACTTTATGATTTTCGATGCTACAGACAGTGCATTAAAAAAATCTTTGGTGTCAGATGTTTTAGAATCAGCTACCTCAATTAGCACAAGTGCAGATGCTACAGCAATTACTATTGATTCAAGCGAGAATGTAACTTTTACTGCCGCAGTAACCACAGGAACAACGCTTTCTATAGGCGGTAGCAACAACGAACTAAGGTTCTACGAAGGATCTAACTATGTAGGCTTTGAAGCTCCTGCCTTATCAGCAGATAAGATATGGGTTTTGCCCGCAGCGGATGGTTCTAACGGACAGGTAATAAAAACTGATGGGTCTGGTAATTTAAGTTTTGCAACGATTAGCGGAACAACCATCAACAACAACGCCGATAACAGAATCATAACTGGTAGTGGTACTGCTAACACTTTAGAAGGTGAAGCTAATCTTACTTATGATGGTTCTACTTTAGCTGTAACAGGAGCTATAACAAGCGATAGCACAGTAACAACCTTATCCAACTTTAATTCTACAAGTGGCAATGACTTGCGATTAAATGCAGGAAGTGCTAATAGAGATATTTTCATGCAGGTTAATGGCACTACTCACATGACAGTGCAAGGCAGTACTGGCAACGTGGGTATT